TAGTAGGTTGTTTATTTATAAGTATTATGGCTGTTACTTTTGTATGGGATTTACAAAATTGGCTTATACGCAAAATAAATAACGAACCTAAATTAACCGAAACAGAAATATGGACACGCGAATATCAACGTGATGTTCCAACCGTCTGGACAACAACAGACACCCAATAGGGCAGAGCTAGGACTATGTGCCTAGCTCGGTGTAAGTCGAATAGCAGATAAAGTAGAAATTCCGCACTTCTATATTATTTCTATTTCTTTCACGGGCTTACACCGAGTTAGGCATACGGCTTAACGATTAACTAAAAGAAATGAGGTATCAAGTTATGGAAAAACCAGAGCTTGTTGGTGTGAAAGAGTTAGCAAAAGAACTCGGTCTTGACCGTGGTACAGTTGCAACTTGGAATCATCAGGGCAGACTTCCTCAACCAGATTATATATTAGGTGGTAATCCTATCTGGTTTAAGGAACGAGTAATCTCTTTAATTAAAGAGAATGCGTGGATTGTATCTCGCTTAGAAGTGAGTATCTAATGGCAGATATAGTTAGATATTTTCGTGGCGAACACATACCCGCGTATATAAAAAATAAAAGCCAACTTATTGCATACGTGTTAGTTAAATACAGAGATAAAGCGCCAATATCAAATGGCGAGTTTGTATTTGACTTACGTTGCACAAGATTTGGCGCAATCATACATAACCTACGTCATAATGACGGCTGGGTTATTGAAACCGTACAGGGTAAAGAACAGGGTCATTTTGTTTTTTATCTTGTATCTAAACCAGACGACGTAGACGGGCAAACCGCTCTACGTTTAGTTTGAGAAAGTAGGCAATTATGCAACCAAAAAACGACGAGATAATCGTCGCTCAATGTTGTTTTAAAGGCGCTATTGATTTAGCGGTAGCTAATAAGATTACCGTTGAAGAAATAAACGACTGGACAACAACGTTCACAGAAGCAATTATCAGCAAGTATGGAAACAAAGTTAGCGTAGTTCAAAGCGACGCTAAACCAGTTTTCAAACCAAAAGATAATTACAAGAAAACTAACAACGGTAAGGCAACAGTTAAGAATCCCGACGCAACAGTAACGGATAAACAACTATGGCTCTTAAATAAGTTAGTAGCTGAATTACCAGCAGACCAACAAAACGGATTTGCTGGATTAATTAAAGACAATATGAAAATGGGCTTGGCTTCATCATTAATCGGCGAAATGCAAGAGATTATTGACGGTCAAAAGCCAGTAGCTAGACCTGTAGAGGATATAGCAGACAACGAAGCGCCATTTTAAAATGGACGACGGCAACAAAATACAGAGTGACTTATACTTTGCTATTGTTCCAGAGTGGATTATTGACGCGCAAATATCCGCCCAAGCCGTCCGTCTTTATGCAACGTTGCACAGATACGCTGACAAAACGGATAAGACTTGTTATCCGTCTATCAACACGATAGCCAAGCGTATGCAAGTTAGTGTATCTACCGTTAAGAGAGCGTTAGACGAGTTAAAAGACGTCAAAGCCATAACGGTAGAAGCACGTTATAACAAAGCAACGGGCGAACAAACAAGCAACTTATATACGCTAATGACCGTTCCAGCGTTCATATACGAACCACCCCAGACCACATACGAGCTAGAGGGCAGTTCGTCAGAGAGCTACAAACTAAAGTCATATAACCAAAGTAAGTTTGCCGAACAATATTCGGCACTAGTAGAAGCTTTTTACAAGCCTAATACTAAAACAGAAATTGGTGGCTTTAACAAATGTGCTAAACAATTATACGAAGCAGACGCGACCTACCAAGATATTATTGATAGAGTTCTTGTATATAAAAATAAGTGGACTAATATGACAATTACCCCTTATGCAATTGTTAAGCATTGGACGGCGTTAGGAATACTATTAGAGGAAAATTCAGTTAAAGACGCGCCTATGTGTGTAGGTGCAGAACATTTACAAGTAATTAAATTTGATGACGGATTTACTTACTGCGGTAGATGTAAGACAGAATATCCCGAAAAAAATCCTTACGAACCAAGTTAGCAAAAGAGTATTGGGCAAACAGAGTGAAATAGAGCCGTAAGAGAACTACGGACGTGGTGCCTTTCCGAAGTATTAACTTCACGAAGCTTCGCCATAGTTGAACATCACACTTGCCCAGCTATTCGAAACTATATCCAAAATTTTTAAGAACTTCTACGCAGACATTTTCTATTTCGTCAAGTTCAAAACTTACAATACCTTTACTAGAACCGTCAGGCATACTCACTTGTATAAATGGTTTAGACATACCGCCAAAAGCCCTATGCGAAATATCACTTTGTAATTTAGATTTATAAAAGACTTTAGATAATGGTTCAACTTGCTTACCCGCTTTAACTTCTACTCTTAGACCAGTAGCCCAATTTTCTTCGTGCGCGTCTGCACCGTGAAAACGATTATCAGGTATTCCTAATTTTTTACGCGCTAAGTTTTGCTTACGCCTACCTTTAGAACGATTACGTCTATTAATACAAGTTCTACACTTACATTTAGTTTTTATTTCATTAGTAGTAGGGCATTTACCCGCCATACGTTTATTAGAATTAGATTGACCAATACCAGACATACCAGCATATTTACGCGCTTTAAATTCTGCGTAGCTTTCGTTAGGTTCCCACTCTATTGATTGAGTAATTTCTTTTCCTGCACTTTCAAGCGTTTCATATATTCGCTTTCCATAGAATCGCAATTTTCCATACGAGTACGGTAATAACAAACAACAGAAATACGTTCGCCGTCCTCACTATTTTTAATTAGTTCAGTATTGCCGTGCCATTGGTGCGCGTCAAATACTAACAAGTCTTTATGTTCCATTTTAAAAGCAATACGATATTCTGGTAAAACAAGATAACCGCCCTGCATATCGCCTTTCTTAATACAAGCTAAAGTAGATATTCCCTCATCTAAATCGCCTTTATCAGTATGAACACCAGTAGGATATGAGTTATTTACAGTAACCGTAGTAAATGGTGTATTAGGAATAACCCAATCTTGATGAGTTCTATTTACAAATTCCATTTGTGCGTTATATCTTTCAGGTGCTACTCGTTTCATTTCGTCGCCAATAAATTCAAATAATGGAAATAATTTTTTATACTTATCCATTTCTCTACCAGAAAATGCAGTAAGCCTACAATATTGTTTAGCGCCAACTGCGTCAAAGCTACCTATAATTGCACTTGCAATACTTTTTGCAGTAGCAGAACGTTTTCCCTCGCCTTTACTTAGGCGTGGTGTTCCAGAAGCAAGACCTCTATTATTAGTTTGGTAAGATTTAAGTTCGTGTAAAGTTTCATAAGTTTGTTCTACAACAGAATCAGGTATTACATTTTTTTGAAATATTGCAATAACTTTACCGTCTATACCTCTAACGGTTGTGTCTTTGTGAATTAATAAATTGTAATCCTCATCAGTAAGAATCTTACCTATTTTTTGTTTAAGTTCATCATTACTAATTTTTGTTCTAAGTCTTATATCAATCATAATCTTATTATACTATCCGTTCCCGCCAGTATCTTGCCACCCTTTAGAATCTAATAAGTCATTAATAAAATTATCTATTGCTTTAGCTTTAAATTGTAAAAATATTTCATCTACAATTTCTGTATATTCTTTTTGATTATATTTAGAAATATCTATTTCTTTAATAACTTTGACCATACGTTCAATCATTTTTTACCCACCTAACATTGTCTATATCAAAAGTATATTCTTTTAAAAAATTAATATATTTATTCCGCCAATTAATAAAGTTTTTTTTAGACATATAAACTATTCGTGCGTCTGGATAACCGTTTTTTCGTTTTTTCTTTTTAATCAAATCAGGATATAAAGTAGTTAAAACTTTAATATTACGTTTTCTAATATTTTTTCTATAAGCTTTACTTCCCGCTCCACCAGATTGATAGTGATAAGCGTGTGGATATAAGTAATCGTGTATAAGAACAATACCGTAATTAATTAAGTGCATAGCAGTATGGTTAAAATCCTCAACTGCGTTCATATAAATATTATTCCAAACAAAATCATTATCTTTTTTCCACATAGTCATCTTGCCCATACAAAACCCGTAGTGCTTAATTTTCTTTCTTGCAAAATAAAAGTTATGCGCTGGTAAAAATCCAATATGATATGCACCAGAGTTATCGCCATAATTAGATAAAAATTCAATACGTTCAATAAATTGTTTATTAGTTAAGCTTCCCCAATCATTTACGTTAGGTTCAAGTATTTCATCTTTAAGCCAATTATCATTTACAATACCGTGTATTTCTTTAATATTATCATCAGCGAATATCGTCCACTCGTTATGTTCAAGCAGATTATCAACCGCCCATTTTCTTTGCCTAGGCAATCCCTCATCATTAGCAGTAGTTACATTAGTGCAAATTATTTTTAGTTTTGGATTATGTTTAATATATTCATCTTTTTGAGAATCATTATGAACAAGAATATATATATCAAAATTTTTAAATACATCAAGGTAAGGTGTAGAAATTGTTTTAGCCCGATTATAAGACGGTATTATAACTTTCACTTACCAAATAATTTACTTAACCAGCTAGGCTCGTCAGCTTCGCCTTTATTAATTTCATTTGCTAAATCTTTGACGGCAGAGAACAAAGCGTCACTACCACTTAACCCAGTTCTTTTCTGTATTACGTTAAGATATACTTGATACTTTTGATAATCAGATTCAACGAACGCTAATACTATTTCGTTCATTTTATCTTTTACTTTACGTTCGCTAGGTGCTTTTAACTTAGCTTCAGCTTCGGCAAGTTCCTCATCACTTAAAGCATAGCCACCTCGAAATTCTTCAAATGCGCTTATATCTATTTCATCAAGCTCAACATACAAGTCATCAACTTCGTCAGCAGTATAACCAGTACCAAACAGTTCGCCGAGTTCCATTAGTTCGCCAAGCATATCTGCTAATTTTTCTTTATCGTATGTAGCTAATTCATTTAAACGATTATCTACTAAAACTATTTTTTTAGCCCTAGCTTCATCTACTTCAACAAACATTACATCACAAGTTTTCCAACCTAGTTCTTTCATAGCTAACCAAGTATGATTACCAGTTAATATTTCGTTAGTATCTTTACTTACAGTTAGCGGTCTATATTGCCCGTGTTTTTCTAAACTTTCTTTTATTGGTTCTATAGAACTAGAACGAGGATTATTAGGAAACTCTTTTAATGAATTAATATCAACATTTTTTATTTCATATTTCATTTGCTTCTGCTTTCTCTGCGTATAATTCCATAGCTTTTAAACCCGCTTGTGTGGGATTTATCTTGTAAAATTCAGAAATAATGTTGATATTTTGTTTATAAATTTCAAAGCGTTCATCATTAAGCAAAAGAACAATATCTAATACTGGATTAACATTAGCTTCCTCTTTAGGTTCAATTTCTTTTACTTCTGGTTCTGGTATTTCAGTTTTTACAGAAGCAAGTAAATCATCTACGGCTTTTTGTGTATAACCAGTTCCAATCAAATCGCTAACATCTTGCAGTTCTTTAATAGCTTTTTCTAATTTAGTGTAATCATAAGTAGCGTCATCATTTAATTTATTATCTACTAATACAATTTGTTTAGCTTGTTTATCATCAACATCAACATACCAAACTAACGCCTTAGCCCAGCCTAATCTCTTAATAGCTTGAAACGTGTGATTACCAGCAAGAATAATATTATCTCTACGATTAACTACAAGCGGACGGTATTGACCGTTCTGTAATAACGATTCATATATTTCCCTAACATTACCAATACGTGCGTTATTAGGAAATTCTTTTAGTTCATTAACATCAACTTCTACATATTGTTCAGCCATAAGTTCCTTTATGTATATTATAGTCTAATCAAAAAACTTGTATTTAAAAGTTAATATTTGCAATATTAAAATTATTATTAATAACAGTTGCTCAATACTCATACTTACCCCAACACTTTCTACTCGCGTTCCAATGTTGCCAACCGTCGTTATATACTAACCAAGAAGCTACGGCTACATTTGTTTCAGGAACTTTTCTATTATCTTTTATTTTGAGTTTCGGCTTCAGCCAATCCCACGTGTAATCATTAAATTGAAATAGCCCTACGTCTTTAGATTTATTTTTATTATTATTTACGGCAGTTGCAATACCAGAACTTTCGCAATATATAACGGTCATAGCTTTAAGGACGTCTTTATCCTCAAAGTAATCCGCTACAAGCGGTTGCCACTCGACTACGTGTTCAATAATATTTTCGTGTTCGGTACAAAGCCGATACGAAGTTATCGTATCAGGCGTTAGAGTGTTCGGTACTAGGCAACTTATTAAAGGTGCTAGTAGATTTATCAATACGCTCCAATCTGGTTATACCAATAGGTAATGGTTCAAACAACAACGAACCGTCAGTTGTTTCCTTAATAAGCATTGGCTTACCATATACACTATTTTCAATACCGACTATTTTTGCGTCAGCCATATTTTCTCCTTATGCACAATTAATGGTAATACGAAAATATCTAAAAATGCAATTTATCTTAAAAATATCTTATAAACGAGAGTAGGCAGTAATACTGTAGGTATAATCCAAATCGCTTAAAATCGCTTAAAAGTGTGTGTTTTTGGGTATATTTTTTAATTTTTTTATATTTAAAGTATTTTTAAGTTATCCCAGCCTAATTCATTAACAGTAAAAGAAAGAACACCATTACGCGTCATATTACCAGTACGCGCCTTAAATTCATTACTCTGGTCTAGTGACGGTGCTTGAAACCAAGTACGACCAAGTTGTTCAACAATACGTAAATGATGATAATGCCCAGTTACTAAGATTTCGCAGAATCCTGCTGGTAGCCAACCATACATTTGACCTTTCCACCATTTTTCAATCTTAGACCATATATCGCCACCACCAGACGTCATATGCCCGTGTGTAAATCCAACACGCTTACCAAAAGTTTCAATAACTAAATGAAAATCATCAGGTACAACAACTTTTACGTGCTTATATCTTTCACGCCCAGCAATAATTTCCCCTACTATTTGAATTTGTGCAGTATCGCTATTATCTAAACGAGTAGTAGTAATAGAACCTTTACCAGAACGATATTCGCCGTGATTACCAGCTACACCGCCAAGCACAATAGATTCTGCTAAACCTAAAAATGCGTCAAGTATTTCCATTATCATAACCCTAGTTAAGTGTTCTTGTTCAGTTCTAGTCATTTCTATTGAAAACGGCTGGTGTTCGTAAAAGCCAAAACAGTTTTCAATTAAGTCGCCAAGCCCTATTAAATAAATTTCCTTAACTTCAAACCCAGCTTTACGTAAATCTTTTATTTGCTTTTTACCATTAGCAATAGCAGTTCTAATTAATTTAACAGTTCCCTCAGTTCCTAAATCTTTTTTTCCAAGTTGCCAATCAGCCATAAAGAAAAACCAAGAACAATTACCACCCGTTTTAACTTGTATTGGCTTTTTATTCTTAACTTCTTTAAGTAATTTTTTAAAATATTTATCGTGATGTGGATTTTTCTTTTTAATGACTGCTTTAAAAGCGTACATATCAATTACGCGACCGCCTTTAGCTTGTGCGTTCCAAGTAGAAAATTTAATTGTATCTTGGTCTATGTAAAACTCTTTAGGGTCAAAACCCCACGAGCTTAATAAAGAATCATACTTAAAATTATTATCGTCTGGTTGAACGTGTGTAATAGAACCAGTCTTAGAAGCTTCGTCAAAACTTGCATTAGGTTGCCACCCAGACGGATAATAGTTATTACCCAAATCTTCATTGTGTTCTATATCTTTTCTTTTTGATATAAGACTGTTAACGTCTTTATCCATACTTGTATATTAGAACATTTGTTCGATTTTATCAGCTACATTAAAATTGTTATTAAATTAACCAAATATTCCAATAAATGTTCTATCTGCAAGTTCCGAAGAATTAGTCCTAACTCTTAAATATCCGTCAGATAAAAAATCAAACTCATTCAAAAAAACTAAACCGTCAGCAGTATGTTGTATGTCTTGAGTTATTCCTGTAATGTTTGTAAAGTTATACCAAAATGAATTGTCTATACTGAACTGTAATTGAAACTTATTACTTGTTAAAACAGTAGGCATAATTAAAGCTCTTAATTTACTACCTTGCATATCAAAGCTATTACTATTTTGGTCGTCTGTTGCAATTGTAATTGTCATATTCTCTGTATAGTTTTTAAGCCGACTATAAGGCTCT